GAAGTATTTAACGTTTCTTTGAGGCAAGACTCTAAAGCCGCGGGTAGGTGGGCGACTAATTTTGATGGAGAGTATTTTGCTATTGGGGTCGGGGGGACTGTTACGGGTAAGGGTGCGGATCTTTTAATTATTGATGATCCTCACTCAGAACAGGAGGCCACGGGAGATCCGACTGCTTTTGACAGAGTATTTGAGTGGTATACATCAGGTCCAAGACAGCGTCTTCAACCCGGTGGTTCTATTGTTATTGTGATGACTCGATGGTCGGACAGGGACCTAACGGGAAAAATAATTAGAGAGGCCGCTAAGAGGGAGAAACAAGAAGAGTGGGAGGTTATAGAACTACCAGCCATTATGCCGAGTGGAAATCCTCTATGGCCGGAGTTTTGGTCTTTAAAGGAACTAGAAGCTTTAAGGGAGGAGTTGCCTCTTTCAAAGTGGAACGCTCAGTACCAACAGACTCCAACAGGAGAAGAAGGGGCGATAGTTAAAAGGGAGTGGTGGCAGATCTGGGAGAAAGACGATCCTCCGAAATGTGAGTTTATTATTCAGAGCTGGGATACAGCCTTTACTAAAAGTGAGAGGGCGGACTACTCGGCCTGCACGACTTGGGGTGTGTTTTATAAGGACGAAGATAAAAGAGACGCTCATATTATTTTATTAGATGCGTTCCAAAAGAGAATGGAGTTTCCTGAATTAAAAGAGAAAGCTTTAAGTCAGTATAAATATTGGGAGCCGGATGCTTGTATCATTGAGGCAAAAGCTGCTGGGGCTCCGTTGGTTTTTGAACTAAGGCAGATAGGTGTCCCTGTATCGGAGTACACTCCGGTACGAGGAAATGATAAATTCGTCCGTATTAATAGCGTTTCTGATTTATTTAGATCTGGCAAGGTATGGAGACCTGATACACGATGGGCTGATGAAGTCGTGGAACAGATGGCTGCATTTCCTAATGGGGAGCATGACGACCTATTAGACTCGGGTGTTCAAGCATTGATTAGGTTTAGACAAGGTGGATTTTTGAGATTGTCTTCTGATATGGAAGACGAGCCCGTAAACATTAGAAAGAAAATTTACTACTAAGGAAAGAAGATGTCAGAAGAAGGCATTGAAATTGAAATTGTAAATCCTGAATTCGTAAGTGTTGATGGGATAGAAATAGACCTAGAACCAGAAACGGGAGAGTTTGATTCTAATCTTGCGGAATTTATGACCGAGTCCGAACTTTCTACCTTGGCCTCAGATTTGATGGGTGAGGTTGATGCGGATATCAACTCGAGGAAAGACTGGGTTGATATGTACGTAAAGGGTTTAGAAGTATTAGGTATGAAGTATGAAGAAAGAACAGAACCATGGAATGGAGCCTGTGGTGTTTTTTCTACTCTCCTTACGGAGGCCGCGGTGAGGTTTCAATCTGAAATGATTATTGAAACTTTTCCCGCTCGAGGGCCTGTTAAAACAGAAATTATCGGACAGATAACAAAAGAAAAAGAAGACGCCGCCGAAAGAGTAAGAGAGGATATGAATTATCGTTTAACAGAAACGATACCAGAATACAGACCTGAACATGAAAGGATGTTATTTAATTTGGGTCTTAGCGGCGCGGCTTTTAAAAAGGTTTACTACGATCCTAGTCTAGGAAGAGAAACCTCAGTATTTATTCCTGCTGAAGACGTGATTATTCCTTACGGAGCCTCAGGAGCCAGAACCGCAGAGCGCGTCACACATATGATGCGTAAGACTAAAAACGATATTCATAAACTTCAAGTCAAAGGATTTTATCGGGACGTAGAACTCGGAGATCCAATTAAGGTCCATAATGATATTGAAGAAAAGAAAGCAGAAGAAACCGGGTTTTCAATTAACGACGATGATAGATATTTAATTTGTGAAATCCAAGTTGATTTAAATTTACCGGGGTTTGAAGAAGAAGACGAAGTCGCGGTTCCTTATATCGTGACAATTGATAAAGGAACAAATAAAGTTTTATCTATTTATAGAAACTACCGAGAAGGCGATTATTTATTTAGGAAGCGCCAGCATTTAGTTCAATACGATTATGTTCCGGGATTTGGTGCTTATGGGTTTGGGTATATACATTTAATTGGAGGATATGCTCGAGCCGGGACAATGTTAATCAGACAGCTTATTGATGCGGGGACATTATCTAACCTACCGGGAGGATTAAAGGCTAGGGGATTAAGAGTTAAAGGAGACGACACCCCTATAGCACCGGGAGAGTTTAGAGATGTAGACATCCCTAGTGGAGCGATTAAAGATAATATTATGATGCTCCCCTATAAGGAGCCTTCACAAGTATTAGGAATCTTATTAGATAAGATTTCTGAGGAAGGAAGAAGACTAGGTTCTATTGCTGATATGAAAGTCAGTGATATGTCTTCTCAAGCGCCGGTCGGAACGACCCTAGCTCTCTTAGAAAGACAGCTTAAAACCATGAGCGCGGTTCAAGCCCGTGTCCATGCGGCCATGAAACAAGAATTTAAGCTATTAAAAGACATCATAAGGGACTACTCCCCAGAGGAATACAGCTATATCCCCGAAGGAGGGGACAGAAAAGCCAAGCAAGACGACTACGAACATGTAGAAATCATCCCTGTCAGTGATCCAAACGCCGCGACTATGGCCCAAAGGATCATGCAGTACCAAGCAGTCATTCAATTAGCGGCCCAAGCCCCCCAAATTTACGATTTACCTCAGTTACATAGGCAAATGATCGAGGTTTTAGGGGTGAAAAACGCCGATAAACTGGTTCCGTTACCCGAAGATCAGCATCCTAAAGACCCAGTTTCGGAAAATATGGCTTTTTTGAGGGCAGAACCCACAAAAGCGTTCATTTATCAAGACCACGACGCCCATATTGCGGTCCATATGACCTTCATGAAGGACCCTATGATCCAACAAATGATCGGTCAAAACCCCATGGCCCAGCAAATGGCCGCTGCGATCATGGCCCACATCTCAGAACACTTATCTTTCTTGTATAGAAAGAACATCGAACAACAAGTTGGGGTTCCTTTGCCCCCTCCGAACGAAAAACTCCCCGAAGATGTGGAAGTTGAGCTATCAAGACTCACGGCCCAAGCAGCAACACAGCTCTTACAAATGAACATGGCTCAAGCCCAACAGCAACAAGCTATGCAACAAGCCCAAGATCCACTCGTTCAAATGCAGCAAGCTGAACTTCAAATCAAAGCTGAAGAAGTCAAAAGAAAAGCCATGAAAGATCAAGCAGATATCGCCTTGGCTCAAGCTAGATTAAAGGTAGAACAGGAAAGAATAGCAATAGAATCCCAAAAGGAACAACAAAGACTGGCTGCTAAGTCAGTTGAAACTGATAAAAAACTAAAAGCCGATGTATTAACTAAACTCACAGGAAAAACTGTATGAATGAACACTTCATGAATTGGGTAGAATGGGCTGCGGAGAATGTACTTAAAAAAGTTCCAAGTCCAACGATTCTTGACATCATATTAAAAAATAATTTTCCAGAACAAGAAGCTTTAGCAATTTTGCAAATGGCAAGAACGCCGTATGTCTTGTATTCAGTAAATAAAAATATTAAAAAATACCAAAGAATCTGTTCGGTTCTTAATGTTCAAAATGCTTTGAATAAACAAAATCCTCGTTATTTATCAATCAAAAAAATTGACCCCCCTACTGAAGAAGAGTTTTATAAATCCTATTGGCTTCAGGGAATTCCTGTGGTCATTAGAGATCTTTCAAAATTTTGGAATACAAAAAAATGGTCTTTAGATTATCTGTCAGACAAGTTTGGAGACGAGACCGTATCGGTTCAAACAAATAGAAACAAAGATCCAGAATATGAAATTAATAGTGTGTCTCACAAAGAAGACATGTTATTAAAAGATTATATAAATCAAATTAAAAACACAGAATCAAACGATACTTATATGACCGCAAATAATCATGCGTTCAAAAACACAAGATTAAAAGAATTGTTTGAAGATGTTGGAGATCTTCCTCCTTATTTGAATAAAGATAAAATTGGGGTGTGGCATTTGTGGGTGGGGCCAAAAGGAACGGTAACCCCTTTGCATCATGACGAAAATGCTTTGTTGCATATTCAAATAAAAGGAAGTAAACGATGGAAATTAATTTCTCCCTTTTATTCTCATAAGGTGTACAACCACCGATCTGTGTTTAGTCAGGTAGATATTTATAATCCGGATTATCAAAAATTCCCAGAGTTTAAAGATGTAGATATTTTAGAAGTAGTTGTTGAGGAGGGAGAAACCATGTTCTTGCCGGTTGGGTGGTGGCACGCAGTAGATTCTCTAGAACCTAGCATCTCAATATCTATGGTTAACTTTACTTTTCCTAACTCGGGTTGGCCATTTAAAAAAAGTGATCTATGAAAAATAAAATCTTATTTGTCACCTCCATGAGGTTTGGTGATAGTTTGCAAGTCTTGCCTATAGCATCGTGGATACATAAAAACTTAAATATAAAAGTTGATTGGGCTTACCACAAAACCGATTATATTAATTGTTTGCGAGACATTTTAATATGGCAACCGTGTATTAACGCAATACGTGAATATGACTATAACAAAGTCACTCCATGGCGCGGCGTAAATTTTTCGGGAGCGTGGAGACCATGGTGTTATATTGGCTCTGAGATGAATGAGTTATGCAATAACTATTATGAAAAGGTTTTTTGTTTTGGTTATTCAAAAGAACAATATCAAAGTAGGCAAATAAAGTTTTTCTCTGAACATTTTGCTGAAGGATATAATCTTGGCGTTGATTATGGATTTAAATTAAATTATGGCGAAGTTAATAAAAAGTATCACGACCAAGTGGTAAAGATAGACAAAATGTATCAACCTGTATTAAACGATGTAAACGGTGTAAATCTAAGTGAAGATGTGTCAATTATTGAAAACCTGCAATTATCTGCTGGCGCAAGAGAGGTGGTTACAACGAGAACTGGCGCAGCTATAGCACTTAGCTTGGCGAGGATTCCATTCAAAATAAAGTTTATTGATGATGATTGGGATTGGTATGAACAGTTATGTCACAGAATTACAGGTGGAGTTCAAAGGATAAAAAATGAATCCGTTTGAATTGTTATCTTCAAAAATTGATGAGCGCATCCAAAACACGGAAGCGTCATTGAGCAGCGGTTCGGCAAAAGATTATGCCGAATATCGAGAGCTATGCGGCGTAATTCGGGGTCTACGATCCGCATTGATGGAATGTCAAGACCTCGCGGCAAGGTATAAGGAACTTGAAGATGAGTGAACTATTAATCTCCCAAGACGGGGATACGGCAACCACGTTGCCTGAGTCGGCAGAAGAAAAGGCAAAGCAGTTGCCTGATCCCTCTACGTATCATTTGTTGTGTGTACTTCCTGAAATAGAAGAGGAGTACGAAAGCGGTCTTGTAAAATCTAATGCTACGGTTTACTACGAGGAAGTTTTATCTCCGGTTTTATTTGTTGTAAAAATG